AACATGTTGCCATACGCATTAGCTTCTTCGCGCATTGCCTTTTCTTGGTTCTCAAGAATGACAGCCGTTACAGCCTTCTTGTATGGGTCTTTGATTGCAGCCAATTCAGGGTGGTCAAGGACCGGTGCCCACTTGGTTACGAAAGTTTCTGATAGATACATTTGGTTTAACTCCTTAGAGGATTAGTGATTTAGCTTAACGCGGAAGCGTCTTGCTGATTGCTTGTACATAACGATCCATTACAGGTGTTACTTCCTTGGCGTCAGTCTCAACGAGAGTGACAGGTGCTTCACTTACCTTTTTGCCGGATGGGAAGTAATTCTCGCGAATCACTGCGAGCTTCTGCGAATACTCACCCTCTGTGGTGAACTCTACGCCCTCTGCGAGCGCCTTAATCTTTGCGACCTGTACTTCGGATAGACCTTCGCAAATCTTGCGTAGGGCTTCCGTTGCCTTCGACTCGTTAAGAGCCTTGGTCAATTCTTCGGACTTCTTGACCTGTTCAGTCAAGGCTTCCTGTGCGGCTGCAACCTGCGCTGCTAGCTCTTCAACAAGATTTGCCTTGTCTTCTGGAACTTCAATGTAGTGTTCCGTGAACAGGTTCTTGAGTCCTGCCATGAAGTCTTCTGCGATTTCTACACGCAGACCGGTTTCGATGGCAAGCTTGTTCTCTTCCATCCACTGCTCGACCACGTAGTTCAGGTACTCGTCTACCTGCGAGGTCATCTGAGCTTCTAGCTCACCGACAGTGGATTCCATAATTGCTTCGTTCTCAGCCGAAACCTTCTCGACAATTGCTTCTACGCGAGCGCGGACAGCAGCTTCGAAAATGGTCGTAGCCTTGGTCTTGAATTCCTCGGATAGCTCTTCGCCGTTGAATAGCGCGTCGATATCATCCTTGCAGGAACCCATATTCTCGGAGACTAGAGCCTTGAGAGCTTCGGTACGAGCGGCAGCGACTTCTTCGGCAGTCAATTCTTCCTTGACTTCCTTCTTGTCGTCATCTTCCTCGTCCTCATCCTCGTCTTCATCTTCGTCGTCTTCTTCCTCGTCCTTCTTGGCTTCGGTGACAACTTCTTCGCCAGACTCTTCCTGCTCCGAAAGGGCAGCAAGTTCTGCTAGCTCTTCTTCGGATAGCGAGTCGAGGTATGCGTCGATTTCTTCTTCGGTCAGTTCTGGAAGGTCTTCCTCAGAAGCCTCTTCCTTTTGGACTGCCTTAGTGGAAAGTGGTGTGCCTTCCTTTGGGGTGACGGCTTCCTTTGCCTTTGCAGAAACCTTTGGACCAGTTGCCACTGGCTCGGTCGTTGGGGTTTCGCCGCCGAGGTCTTCGGCTCCTGCACCGGGACCGGCAACAATAGGATCCTTCTTGGCAGAGCCAAGGGACGTTGCTAGGATTTCGGCAGCAGATTCAGATAGGGACTTGCTCATGTTCTAACTCCTGTTAGGGTATTGCTATTTAGTAAACTCAAAGTTTTGACAAGAAATTCTCAAAGATTCTCAGGGAGATATCTTCGATCTGTCGCGTCTTTGCTTTCTTGATTTCATCATACATTTCGACAATGGCAACCTCTTTTACGATGCCATTGTCCCAAACCCACTCCTTACCTTCCATAATGCCTTGTACAAAGGCTCCGGGTGCGGATGGGTCAGCCACGATATCTGCTGCTGTAGCGAGATAATAGTCATCTTGGACTAGGTTCACGCCATTGACTTCCTTGAGGGAACCCATGCCGCGTGAGGAAACGCCTAGGTTTGCGCCGCCATCCAATAGCCCCTTTGCGGTCTTGCCGTATGGGGTTTCAAGGATCTTAGCCTTACCAATGAACGTGGATCCTTCCTGACGTAGATTTACGATCAGGTGGGAAACCCGGTCCAGATTGATAGATGGAGAGTCAGGATGACCCAACTCACCGAATGCTCTGTTCTTAGAGATATATTCTTCGTTGTAGCGGTTCACTTCCCGCTCAAGAATGGACTTAGGGTAAACGCGACCGTTACGGTTCTTCTGTTCGCCCACAAGGAACGGACCAGTGATGTAAAGCGACTTGACACCGTTCTTTTCTTCGGTGATGTACTTCACATCCTGCAATGTTTCTGTGATTAGCTTCATTCTCGTTATACCCCTAGGGATTGTCTCTTTCTCATCGAACGCTTACGCTTGATCATTGCGCGTGCCATCTTTGCCTTGCGCTTGACCTTGCCCTTGCGTGCTGCCATCTTGCGCTTCTGGCGCTCTTTCGATGACATGCGCACAAGCTTGCCGCCACGAATCGTGTAGCCGGGGCGAGTAGCGACTTTCTTCTTTCGCTGAATCTTGCCACCACGTACACGCGCCTTGACGACTTTGAAATTCGCTTCACTGAGGTCAAGTGCGAGGGCAATCTTCAATGCCTCAAGCTTTGACTCGGTGATCTGGTTCATCAGTTCTACTAGGTTATCCATTGTCCGGTGTCCCCGTTACAACTGGTGACTCTTCGGCGCTTCCACCATAAGGAATCGTGAAGATCAGGTTATATTTATCATTTGTGTAAAGTGCAACGTGCCGACCGTCAGGGAAGATACGGATACCCTTTCTACGCAGGACGAGCATAGGCGCAGGAATCGTTTCATTCCTGAGTGCCTTATCCTCATTCAACTTAGAACGTAGATCCTTGAACTTCATATTACTTGAACCGCTTGATACGCTGAACGACCTGATTGAATTCCGTTGGGTGTGCGTCGAGTGCGCTGCCCAATGGTACGCCTGCCTGCGTCAAAGACTGTACGGCTTGTGCCTTTGCAGGAGCAAGCTTGCGGAGTAGTGCATAGCCGGGAGCCTTTGGATTCTTGGCAACGAGCTTTGCAAAATCCTTGTGGGCTGCGGCAGCGACATTAGGATTGACACCCTTGAGCTTGAGAGCCTGCGTTGCACGGCGAATGTTTGCGACTACGTTCTTGCCCAACTGTGCATTAGAAGCGACCTTGGAACCGCCTTCTACCACTTCGTCTAGCTGAGTCTCTTCGTTCACGCCAGCGGCGGCAAAGAAACGCTTGTGGTCAAAACGTGGATTCTGAGCCTTGAACAAGCCTGCGTGATGTTGTGCGAGTTCCTTGCGCTTTGCTTCGTCTGGAATGTTCTTCAACAGGTCTGCGACTTGCTGAAAGTGCTTACGAGTAGGACCGCCTTCGTCTAGAGCTTCTTCCTTGCGTAGCGAGGGAATAACGCCTCTTGCCTTGAGCGTCTGACGGGCATCCTTGACTGCCTTTGCACCGCGCTCTACGAACTCTGAGCCATGACCCTTAGAACCACCATAGGTCTTGAAATACTTGCGTGCGACTGCCTTAAGTTCACCACGGTTGACGGAAACCTTGTGTCCGCGTTCCGTTTGTGCATACTCCTTGCCAATCGAAGCTACCTGACGGACCCACCGACGTTGTGCGTCCATGCCCTGACCTTCCTGTAGATCGTCCATGATGGTCGAAGCGAGTTCAACCTTACGGACTTCCATATAGTCAGATAGACGCTCCTGAATGGAGGCTTCAAATGCGCTATTTGCAGCGTCACGATCCTGTGCGGCAAGTGCATTGATTAGGTGGTTAGCGGTGGTCATTGCTGTTAAGCTCCGGGTTGTGTCGGTGGAAGTCCACTTGTATTTAGATTAGTTGGAAGCTGAGTCGAGGTCATGACCATCTGCTTTGCCTGCTCTGCGGCAGCGATTGCCATCTGCATTTCCTGCTCTTCCTCAATCTCGGCATTGATTTCCTCAATCTCTTCCTCGGTCAGATGCAGAACGTTCTTCTTGACCCACTGCATAGAGTAGTACAGACCGACGTATGGGGTGACGGCATTGAGCGTCATGATACGGTTGTTGAGGAGTTCTGCATCCTTGAGTTCTGAGAAGTTGTTGTCTTCTAGGAAGTCATAGTAAACGGCTTCCTTGATCTGATCCCATTCGTCATAGGTTGCAATGCCCTTGAGAGCAAGCTGACGCTTCATGAGTTCATCGAACAGCGTACAGAACTTGGCACGCAGACGCTCGACAAACTTGTGGAACTTCAACTCTTCGCGAGTGATTTCGTTAGAGCGTCCTAGGCTGAAACCCTGCTGTGGTAGTAGGCGTGAGATAGGAACGTTGAGTGACTTGTAAAGCTTTTCTTCGAAGTATTTCACATCGTCCAATTGACCGAGGCTCTGTCCCGCAGGCAGCGTAGTGATTTCGGTAGACTTACCTTCACCACGGCGCGGAATCCAGAAGTCTTCGATCATGGAAGTGAACTTGCGGTCGTCCTTGACTTCGCCTGTCTGTGCATCATAGACGATCTTGTTACGGAACTTCGTCATGATATCGTTCATGTACTGGTCTGCCTTCATCTTAGGCAGATTACCAACGTCGATGTAGAACACGCGACGTTCTGGCGCACGCGATAGACGGTAGATAACCACTGCGTCTTCAATCATGCGCAACTGATTGAGTGGCTTGATAGCCTTGTGAAGATAGGACAGAACCATGTTACGGCTCACATCCATCAGACCAGAGTTGATGTTTACAACTGCGTCTTCTGCGATCTTGAGTGATGCATCGACAGGTGAGGACATGACCATGTTGCCACTCGTCATGCTCTTGTCGTTGTACACGTAGAAGTCTGCGTATCCCTTGACGAACTCTACGCCGGTACGTGGATCCTTGTCCTTGACGACAGTACGAATCTTACGGATCTTGCGTGGGTCGAGGTAGACGAGTCCGATGATTCCGTTGCGTGGATTCGTGTCGTCAATCTGCACCTGATAGAACAGGCGACCATCGACGTACCAACGGCGGAAGATATCTGCACCATTGTTGTCGAAGTCTAGCATACGCAGGAGTTGCTTGAACTCTTCGCGTAGCATCTGCTTGATGTTTTCTGGTTGTTCCAGTTCGTCCGTCATGAGTTCGACAGACATACCCTTATCGTCGTGGACAATCGCTTCATTGACGATTTCATCAATTGCTGATTCCACTTCGGGCTGCATTGCCATGGTACGATAACGAGAGATTAGCTCGTTCTCGTTCTTGAATGCGGATTCTAGGTTGAGGTAGGTGCCGTAGTAACCGCCGAGTGCGCCTGCATTGATAACATATGCACCGTCGTCGGTCTGCGGTGGGGCAATAGCCGGTGCCTGCGTTTCAATGGTATCTTGATCCGCAGTGCGAGAAATTTGCCAACCGAATAGGTTAATTGCCATTAGTTAGAACTCCATATCAAAGGAAGAGAGGGGCAGTGAATCCACCCCTCTCATTTCAATTAAGCCGATGCCTGCGGAACAGCAGACTTCGTATCTTCACTCTGCCAATACTGGTACGAAAGCGTTACCGAGAACTCTTCGACCGTATCGTTCGAACCCCAATCTAGGTCGATTGGTGCAATGTCGTTAGGGAACATACCGATGAAGCGATACTTCTTGATTGGTGCGCCGCCTGCCTTCGAATACTGATACACTTCGGCATCGACGGAATAAGAGGTTCCCGGTGCGAGAGGCGAAGTGCTGACTGCACCCGGCTCGCGAAGGTTGCTCTGGTTGCCGTTAATACCACGGTGCCAACGTTCGAATGCGTTGCGAATCGTGAAGTCTTCGTCATTCAGCACTGTTACCGTCCAGTCTGCGAATGTACGGTTGCCTGCGACCTTGACTTCTCTGCCGAAGTATGGAACAGTGACCGCACCAATCGTGCTGCCGGGAAGCTGCGCCGTCTTCACAAAGAATCGTGAAAGCGACGTTGCCTGACCTGCAAGCTGCACGTATGCGGGGAACTGCAACACAACCTCAAACAGATTAGGGCGTGCGCCGTCAAACTGCATGGCTGTTCTGAAATTGTCTACGTTGAACATCTGTGATTACTCCTGTGAGCCTATTAGCTATTTATCAGAACTTGCCGACGACTTCTTCAAAGGCAACACCAGTCCGGACTGCGACAAAGTTCAACTGGATGAAGTTGATGCTCTTAGCAGGCTTGACGTAGATATCGCCAACGAATTCGTTGCGGTCAATGATTTCTGGCGTGTTGTTGGTTTCGTCGCAGACTACGCGATAGTCGTAGATACCACGGCGACCCTGAACAGTACGCAGGAATGGCTCAACCAAGTTCACGAACTGTGCGCGAGTGAATTCATCGTTGAACTCAAACAGGCTGGAACGTGCTGCTCTTGCAATGCTCTTTTCAAGCGTGATGAAGAGGCGACGGACGTTGATACGGTCAAATGCCGATGGGCGACCGAGTAGCGTCTTGTCACCGAACAACATCGTGCCTTCGCCAGTGAAGGATACGACAGGGTTGATGCCTGCCTTGTAAAGCGTGTCACGTTCTGCCTTCGTTGGGTTGTATGCAAGCTTGATGACGTTCTTGATCTGACCACGGACAAGACCGGCAGGCGAGAACCATGGGTCACGATCCGTGTCGGTACGTGCGCATAGACCGGCAATGTCACCGTTCAGAGGCACCCAACGGTACGTGTCATTGTACTTGTCGTACATGTACTTCCAACCCGAGTCCATGACTGCGTAGGAAGTCGAAACGTTACCGAGTGCGTTGTTGCGGTAGTTGACAACTGCGGTGGTTGCGTCCGATGCCGTCACGTTTGCAAGTGCAGGCGAGAGGAATGCGACCGCATCCTTACGGACTTCTACGATGTTGTCGATGACGTACTTGGAAACAACTTCGTTGTGTCCTGCGGTCATGACCAACTGAACGTCAACCTTTTCAGAGTTTGCGATCAGGTCGTATGCTGCCTGAACGTCACCGTTCGTAGGAGCAACGGAAGTACCGCTGTCTAGCGAGAAACTGTTGCCGTTTGCGGTGACTGTACCCTGAGTTTCTTGGAACGAGGACGAACCATTTGCAGGAACGTTCCAGTTATCAGCAACCGTACCGGTCGAGTTGTATGGGTTGCCGGTGATGTAGATGTACTTCGACTTGCGGAAGATAACGTCCTTCCAGAAGATCGACTCACCAGACTCGTTCTTGGCATTGGTTGCCTTGGAGAGATTTGCGAACTTCTCAAGGACCGTGTTAGCAACGCCAGTGATAGCGCCGTCTTCGTCAACAACGACAAGGTGCAATTCGTCGTTAGCCGTTGCATTGTTGAAGGAGCTAGAAACAAAGTAGGAAGTTCCCGGCTTCTTGTCGAAGAGCGAACCGTAGGTCCATGCCGACAGTGCTGCCGTGGTGTTTGCCCAAATCGAAACCTTGAGCGAGTTGCCAAGTACGCCGGGGAAACGTGCCATTGCAACCGATGCGTTGATCGTGTTGAGGCTGTTGTTAGCTTCGAACGCTTCTTCGTTAGGGCAGTGAACGGCAACAGGAGTACCCGTACCGCCGATAGCGTTGTACGATGTGGTGTTCGCTGCACGAATTACGCGAAGGTCACTTGCGTAGGCAAGGAAGCTTGCTGCGGTGAAGAAGGTCTGTGCCGTATTCGTGGTTGGCTTACCGAACAGGGAGACTAGCTCGTTCTCGTTGGTAACTTGGCGCACGGACTTCACCGGACCCCACTCAAACGGACCCGCTACTGCACCGGAAGAGGTCGAAACGGCAGGAATTACTGTCGTTAGATCAATTTCGGAAGTGTTTACGCCGGGAGATACTTGGAATGTCATTTGGGTCTACTCCTGTTAGGGAATTCTGAATTGCTGATTATTTAGGAAATCTAGTGGCTCACTATTTCCCATACACTTCCTTCTTCTACGTAGCGGGTATCGGCAGTGCCTTGACCGTCGTTGTAGAGTGGGGATGGAAGCATTTGGTTGTCGATTTGTGCCATCTGTTCTCGGTAGAGCTTTTCCTTGATATTGGTATTGCAAAGATCCGAAAAGAACGGTTGGTTAGTCATCCATGAGAACAGGACTAGACACATTACGAGGTCGTCGTTCGACCCCTCATCTGCTTCGTAACTGTTACGCTTATTT